GCTGTGGCTTCACCGTCAAGGAACTTTTTCAACGTGCGGATGCGCGTTACCTTGGCACCACCCAAGTCATTGCCGGGCGTGATGGCATTGGCCTGGAGCAGCAAGGCGCTAATCTCACCGCCAAGGTTGGCAACACTCAACGTTGGTCTGGGCAAGCTGCCGCCGCTGGAATAGTCAAAGCCTTCGGCCTGAATTGGCAATCTGATGTATTGGTTGCCATTCCAGACGATATTGCCGTTTACGTTGGCATTTGCACCAGCGTGGAAGTAGTAGATGTCGCTGGTGCCGTGGATGGCGGCGATCAGTTCAAGCTGAAATAGCTCGATGATGGCGTTGGGTGCCAGGGCAGCAAGTTCTTCGTAGACGCTGCTGATGGCGTGCCATGTGACCGTGTTATCAGTGACGGTGCTGCCAATGTCAGTCGGCCAGTTGGGTTGCGTGCCAGCGCTGGTGCCGGCGACCGTGCAACGAAAGACAAGACCGCTGGCCTGTACAGACGTTGCCCGTACAACATCACCAACGGCGTAAGCAGTGGCTGCGACCCAGGCGGAGTAGGCCATCAGGGCTCGAAGACTTGTATGAACTTAGTTCGGATCACAGCGCGGAATGGTTGATCCAGGGATTTTGTCCACTCGGCGCAAATCCATTTGTAGGACGTGTTTGTGTCGGGCGGGGTCCAGTCGAAGGCTTCAGCGCCAGCGCGAGCTTCGAGGAATGTCTCAACCTCGATGGCCTCAGCTTCGCTGAGATTAAACTCCAGGGTCCATTCTTTGGGGTCTTGGTTGAGGCCGAAAACAAGGCGTTGTTGGTAGCCATCTCCGAACTGCACGCGGCGTACAGCGGGCTGGCTTGTTTTGCTGGTGCCGAAAAGTGGTTTGTAGGCGGGGAAGGTGGTCATTAGCGAGTACCAGCGAGAAGCCCACCTGGGCGTTGTTGTTTGACGATTTCAGCTTGGACGGCGGCACTGATGGCGCCACCCAGGGCTTTGGCTTGGCTTTCGTTGCCTTGGACGTTGCTGCCGCTTGCATCCACATTAACGACGACACTGACATCGCCACCCATGCCACCGAGCATGTGGTTCGGGACAATAACTCCGCTGCTGCTAGGGACAAAAAGTTCGGGACCGCGTTCGCCCACAATGGATGGTTTGCCGACGGGAGGACGACCGCCGGCAGCAAAACCAGGTAGAGGTGCATACTGCTGCAGATTTGCCTGGAGTGACCCGAAACCACCGCCACCGCCACCGCCGCCGCCAGGAAATAGGTTCAAAATTGAATTAAGGATTGTCATTTCAATCCACTTAGCAATTATCTGGGCTGCCATATCTAGGAAACGATCAGCAACACTCTGGAAGAAGCCGGCCAGAGCTTCTTGGGCCGTCATTGATCCGGAAATAATTCCTTTGAAAGAATTACCAAATGCTTGGGAGATGTTTTCAGCGGTGGCTACAGCTTGATTTTCAGCATTGGTAAGTGCAGATATGCTAGTTTGCAGCTCTTCTATGCGTTTTTGGCCCGTAGTTTTGACGCGAGATTGCGCTAAATCACGGTAAATTTGGGCTTCGGTTTCGCTTACAATCAGACCCTGCTTTTTGTAGTCGAGGATCTGAAATTCAATTTCGCGTAAAGCACGAGCGCGCTCGTCTTTGATAGTATCGAGTTCGTTTTGACGTTCTAAATTAATAATTATGTCTTGGAATTTTTCTGTTCTTGCGGATTCAATTTTTTCTAAATTCTGAGCCGTGTTGAGGCGGGCATTTTCAATTTCTTGTAGTCCTTTAGCGACAATGGCTTCTTGAGCACGGATGTTAGGTTCGTTAGCGAGAATCTCGGCATACCTAGCTTGTATATTAAGAATGTTTTCTTCGCCTTGTAGGCGAGCAGCAAGAAGCGAATCCTTGGCTTGCTCCGCTTGAAAAATACGATCTTTTATAGCAGCTTGAACTGTAAGTAGTTCAGTTTCGGCTTTAGTATCACGTAAAACTTTTGCGACACGTTCGGCTTCACGTGCAGCATCTGTGTTGTTTGTACGTCCAGCATTTCTTCCAGATGGAAGTAATTGAGAAGGCGCTTTAAATGGCGTAAGTTTAAGTTTAGTTGGGGGTTTTACATCTGCAAATTCAGGCTCTTTTAGCAATAACTCTATAACTTTTTTCTCATTTACACCTACACCTAGTGTACCCGGACCAGCTTGTTTGATAATTTTTTGAAGCCGGGGTTGTCCAATTATTTCACCTACACCTTGGGTACCAAAAGGTAGTTCTCCTCTTTTTAATGCAGCTCTAGTTGCGGCTTGTGGTCCTCGGCTAACAGTTTCTACAAGTTTTGCAACTTCACTTATTGCGTTAGATGCGATGTTAATTAGATCTGCAATTCTCAGACCTAACCAGTCTAAAACAGGTTGTAGTGCAGATACAATAGTAGTTCCGAGATTTGCAAAAGCTGTTCCCAGATTATTTACAGCCGTCTTCAGTTTATCGAATGTACTCGTTGTTTTGTTAACACTGTTTGTACCTTTATTACCTAAGTCAACTAAAGTATCAATAAGATCTTGTACAGAAATTTTTCCGTCTTTAGCCATTTCTAAAATTTTAGTTCTAGTTACTCCATATTTATCGGCTAGAGCCTGTTGAATTGGGATATTCTGGCTAGTTAATTGATTAAGTGTTGCTTGACTAACTTTTCCGTTTTGTAAAGCGTTAGTAAAAGCATCTGTTACTTTATCAATTTTACCTTTGTATATTTCAGTCAAATTACTTGCAAGTTGGATTGCTTTTGCTTGATCTTCGAGTGACAGTGAAAGACCTCCGATACGGGAAACGGAGGCTTGGAATTTATCGAAATCGGCACCGGCTTGTTTGAAAGCGGTTGCAAGGAGTTGAGTTTGCTGGGCACTGAAGCCGATATCGGCGGCAAGTTCTTTGACTTGGTTGGCTTGGCCGGCAATCTGACCGAGTAAGGTGCCTAGCAAAGATCCAGCAAAACCGCCAGCGCCGCCAAACAAACCGCCGACAGCACCACCGATGGCACCACCGGTTGCTGCGCCGCCACCTTGTCCGAACAGTAGAGGGAAGGCTCCACCGATAATGGCATTGCTTACAATGCCTCCTACATTTCCGCCGCCTACGCCACCGGCACGTCTAGTTGAAACACGAGGCGGTAATCCAGGACCTTGTTGCCCGAATCCGGCATTACGCATGGAAGGCGGCAAGGCCGGACCTTGTTGTCCGAAGCCGGCATTTATTGTTGCTTGGACACGGCGACGGTTTGCAACTTCCTGCGCAATTAGATAATTTTGTCTATCTCGGGCTGCATTGGCTAGCCCCATCGCAGTTACATATTCGCGTATTGCTTTTACTTCGGCTTGAGTGCCGGCCGTTACATTATCGATGGCGCGCTTAGCACGTGTTAGTTGTGTTTCATAATTAACAAGAGTTTGATTTAATCCGCCTCGTGCGGCTGCAATTTTGTTAAGACTTTCAAATGCTGTTGTTGTTTGTGTAATTAAAGAGCGTAAACGTTCTAGTTCACGTTGACCTTTTACGCCGATTTCGATTTCTGCTCTGTAAGCCACGGCGGCGTGCCACAGTCTGGTACTTCAGTTTACACAGCAAAAAGCCGCCGGGGTCAGCGGCGGCGGTGTTTGGCTTTTTCGAGCTCCTTTTGCTGGTCCTCGTTCAGGATCTGGAAGTAGGCGCTCCAGGCGAGCAGTTCTTCGGCGGTCATGCTGGTGCGGAGCTGGCTAAGGGTTAGTCCAAGTTCCCTGGCGACGCCGAATTGGAGCATCAGCCAGTTGTCTTTGCGGAGTTCGACGCTCAGGGCTTTGGGTCGAGAGCCTCGGTGTCGTCGGTCAAGATCGCCAGCATCAAGGCTTGGAGATCCTTGTCCTTGACTTCGTTTTTGAGGACGTCGATTTCGCCAGCGGTGAAGAGCTTGCTGCCAGTTTCGTCGAGAGCTTTGTTGACGAGTAGTTGGAGGGCAAAGGCACTGGCGTCTTCGGATTTGGCCTGTTTTTGAGCGCGTTCGCGCTCGGCCATGGTCAGCGGGCTGACCCACATCTCGAAGAGGCTGCCGTCAGACAGCTCGACTTTCTTCTTGGTGGGCTCCAGGTTCGCGGCCTTGCGGAGGCGGTCCAGGGCTGATACGGGGGCGGGGCCGGGCATAAAACCAAGGGTTGGTATGTTCTACTGTAGCGGATTAGTACAAAAAAGCCCCGCTTGTGGCGGAGCGTGGATTTGAGCAGATGCAATATCAGCTCTTGCTGAGGTCGAAGGTCGGGGCGGCGCTGGGGCGGAAGTTGATCGAGACGCTCTGGCCGTCGTCGGGGTTCACGCTCAGGCTGGCGGAGGTGAGGATCACCGGGACGGTGATCGAGCGGCTGGAGGTGTCGTTGACGGTGCCGCTGACGATGACGCGGTCGATGTAGAGCTTCATCGTGGCGCCAGCTTGGCTGGCTTGGATGACGTCTTCGATCATCCGGCTGGCCAGGTTGGTGTCGTCGTCGGTTGTGTACACCGTGGCCGAACCAGAACCCTCGGCAAAGCCGGTGATGAAGGTACGGAAGGGGGCGTACTGGCCGGAGGTTTGACCGATGGTGGTGACGTCGATTTCCGAGCGGGTGATCTCGAAGGTCCAGTCGCGGACACTGCCGACAGCAGCCGGGGCGGCGTACGCAACCTGGAAAGCGTTGGGGGCAACAACGGTGCCGTCATCGGTCAAGTTAACTGCTGCACCACCTGCGGTCGCAGAAACTTCAAGAACGCCGGTAGCCGCTGCATACGCAATGACGTAGTAGGTGGTGCCAGCGGTGAGGCCAGCAGGCAGTGTGCCAGAGCCGCTGCCGCCAGTTTCGGTGTTGACCACACTGAATTTGACAGGGTCGCCTACCTTGAAGTTCAGGTAGGAAGCAACAGTGATTTCGTCGTCGGCGATGTCGACGGCGGCTTCAGCAAAAGTGGCTGTAGTGCCAGCAGGGCTGTAGTACAGGGCGCCGGAGGTGCCCGAAAGGACGGTGGCCATGGGAAGTACCTAATGGGTAGCTAATCTGCGGGCACTGCCCGGCTTCTTACAGATTAGCGTTAAATCACGAAAGGACAGTCGCAGTATAGGAAGTCTCAATTCGACCCACAAAATGTGGCGAATCGTCTGTCGTAGAAAAAGTAGGACCTTCGATTTGACCTGTTCTGAAATACACGCCGGTGTTTGGTTTGCCGGCAGCATTGAGAGTTTGTAAAACTGTGGTCACTGTGTCGATAAGAGTTTGATTGCGTGCCGGACCCCGACCTTTCTCTGTAAACACTCGAACAACGAGGGCACCACGGGCGTGATCCAATGCAGTCGTCAACGTA